TACAGCAGTTTTAGCGTCGCTTGCTGATACTGTTATCGGAGTTCCGTAAACAGGGTCACGGACTACCACTGTTCTTGGTTTTGAACTACTACTACTGCTGCTTCCGGTGCTTCCAGAGGAGCTACTACTTGTGCCTTTAAAACATTTTAGAGGTCCTACTGCTATAAGTTTTGGTCCTTTTAAAATTGGTCTTTTCATACGACTTCCTTAATTAGTCCGATATAATCTCCGTTAGTCCATCCTAACTTCCAATCATTATGTAATAATTTAGCTACGGTCTCTGTTGCATTTTTATTGCTTAGTGATACAGAAGTGCTTAGGTATTTATAGCCTTCATCCTTAGCCATTTGAAATATTATCTCCTGATACCTTTGTGCTACTTTTTTATTTCTCATTTCAGGTTTTACCCAACATTCTTCAATATGTAATCTGTTTTCTTCTTCAACAGACTTTAGGGCAAACAAACCGTCATCGTCTTCAAAAGTATCTACACCAAAACATTCTTTTCTGTACTCTGCATAATGACTCATAAATCCTCTAGCTTGTTCCAAAAATTCTACTTTGTTTAATTTTATATTCTGTTCCTTTTGTACCAACTATAAACGTAAGATCACTAAGACCTAGGGCTCTGCCTAACTCACCTGCTTGTTGCTCTGATTCTATCTTTATCTTGAAAGCTTCGCATTTTTGCTGATCAAAGTCAACTCTTACTTGGTATTGCATGACATTTTTGCCACCATATGGTATAGCTGTAGTATGGGTACCAGTGGTACCACCTGGGTCACCATAGAAACCTTTTGATACCCCAGTTGATTTTATCTCTTGATCAGGGTTTCCATAACTATAGACTTCAGTATAATCATTAACATCTATAACCTTTGACTGAGAAAAGAAGTCTTTGTAGTCATAACAAATACTAACCTTAAGTTTATGTGGAGAGTAATAGTCACCTAATATCAACATCTTATAGACTCTCATTGCACCCTGTTTCATAAATGGGTTTATCCAACCAGTTTCTAATACTAACTCTACTGGGTCTCCTGCATCATCGTATTTTTCTGAGTTTTGTTTAAATACTCTGTTACCATTACCATCTTTGTGGACATAATAGTAATCTGATCCTATGACTACTGAACTATCTCCTCGATGGTTCCCATATAATCCCCACAACTTTCTATAATAATTATAAACTAGAGCCTGTCCCTCAGAGGTTAAAAACCTTACTTCATTATCTTTAGGATAAATGTCGCCCTTTGTTATTGTTAAATGATTAAAATCTTCTACGTCTGCTCCTACATATTCTAGTCCTAGGGCTCTAGTTAGTAGATAAATACCTTTACCTGTCTTAAAAAAGATACCAAACGGTGTTAGAACTACACTGTTTTTTACAGCACACCCTACATCAGACGATATAAGTTGTGGTTCAATAAAAGTATCTTGTTCTCCAAGATTATTAGGACCATCACCTGCTAAATAAAATATAGCGTTTTGTTTGAATATTATAAGCTTATCATCCATAGCTTTCAAAGCTGTAATGTCTCCACCAACCTGTGATACTAGAATACTAAGAGTATCATTCATTTCAACTCCTACCTTTGACGATAGTAGTTTTGAGAACCGTAACTCTAGTTTATTCTCTAGCCCTGCCATAAATAATCTGTTTTTAAAACTAGAAACTATAGAGCAAGATGGTGGACTTGTGTTTTCTAAGACTCCTCCTGCGGTATAGAGAACTTCATTTTTTACTAGATCAGTATCTTTTGTCTTATCTAAAAATAATAACCAGTCTGCTGTTGGTTGATTGTCTACAGGTTGAAAGGTTTGAGAAGTCGTAAACTGACTGTCTGCATTAGTCTTGTAAAATATGGTGCCATTGGCTTCTGTCCTGTAGACTTCTATATAAACATTGTCTTTTTGTGTAAGAGGTAAGGAGGGTATGTTGACTTCTGAAGACAATAGGTAGGCGTTACTATCAGTATGAGCGTAGCTGAAACTAACTTCGTCTGATAATCCTGATCTATGAATATTACCTTGAGCGTCTGTAAAAGTGAATATAGCTTTATACCTGTAAACATCTGTTCCTGATCCAGGTCTTTCAAAAGCAAAGTTTGTACTCGTACCTGCTGCTCTGTTTCCTAGAAATAGTTTAGCAGGAGGATAATTAAAATTTTGTTCTACTAAAACATTACCATCGTATGCCTTTAACTGACCTCCAGAGAAATGCAAGTTTTCTGCAAGTTCTTCAGTTTGGTTTACAATCTCATTACTAAAATCTAGTATTGTACTATTTACTCCATATAAACTATAATAGTTTGTAGTGCCTTCAGTTCCACTTTCTATGACACCTTGTATTTTAGTTACTGCTAAAAACTTTTCTGAACTGATGGTTGGAACATTACTAAGACTTGGTACAGTATAAACTGCATCAGTGTTTCCAGGGTCAGCATAATTAGAAAACAATCCTTCTGATATTCCTCCTCTTTTTCTTATAGAGTTAAGAAGACTACCACCTGTGTTTTGACTAATCTTTGATTGTATAGAACCGTCTGATTTTGCTACATAATAAGTAGCATATAATTCTGCTTCTCGTATTGTATTTATATAAACATTCTGATCTTGTACAAAAGCTTTTGTCGCTAGACCAACTCCTCTCATGATAGTAGAAGCTGTACCTGCTGTACTGGTACTATAACTAAAAGTATTTTTTCTTACATGATGATTTGACCATGTGTAATCTAAGTCTGCTGTAGTAGAAGCTGCCGTAGTTCCTGTGCTTACGGTGTAAACAGAAGGAGCAGATTCATAGACTTGATAAAAAACATCATAAGTAAAACCATCTATTGTCTGTGCAGTTACGTTTACAGCAGAATCAAAGTTAGCAGAAGTTACGTCTTCTATTGTAGTAGGAGCTTTAACTTGTGTAACATCGGCTCCAAGTATGGCTAGTTTTACAACACCACTTCCGTTTGCTGTTACTAGTATAAACTTTCCAAAAAGATCAACACTTAAGTCTATGGCGTTTGCAGGAGCTATTGCAACAGTAAAAGGATCTAGGTTAGTCGTAAAAGATTCACTATTAGAAAGTTCTCTTGCAAACTTTAATTCACTTGCGCTATTGTCATAGTATGCAATTATCATTGATATGTCACTTACAGCTACATCATACTTCTGGGATGAATGTAGAGTCGCTATAGTGTTTTCTCCACCCAGGGCTCCTGCTGCTGAAGACTCAAAAGCTAGTCCATCTTTTAGATAACCTAATAAATCAAATCTTTGAATCTTTAGAACATTAGAACCATCTGTACCAAATAAAATTATCTTATTGTCTTTAACAACTATCCTAAGACCACCTGTTCTAGTAGAGCCTGGAACTGTTTGGTTATAAAGAACATATGAACCCGACTCATCATCAACTACTGATATTTTATGAACTGAGCCTTCCATGTAAACAAAAACTTTGTAGCCTTGTAAATAGGCACATTGAAGCTCAGATTGTTCTTTTCCATTTTGAACTACTATATTAGACTTAGGAACTATAGCATCAAAACTACCTTCATTTTGAAATACAGTAGCTCCTTCACTGTAGCTATAGATTTGATCTCTAGAAACCCATAATAACTGATCTTTATACTTCGTAACACCAATAGGAGTCTGAACTTGAGTTCCTCCTATCTGTTCTCCTTTTATTTCATCATAACCAAATCTTTTATTGAACTCTCCATTTTTTTCAAATGAAACGTTTTCAACTACATCAAAGTCTCCAAGAGGTAGGTCTTTATCATCAAATTTTGTATTGATGCCTTGGTCTAATTGTAGATGTAATCCTTGTTTATTAAGAGCCATGTTATCTCCTATATTACATCATAAGCAACAGAGTTACCTCTAGAAATAAAAGTAGCTGAACCAAAGTTTGAAGCAATTACGTGACTAGAAGCACCGTCTACTGTATCTGTTCCTGTTATGTGAACAGTTATATTGTTTGTAGAAGCTACTCCACTTATGTCTTTTATTACAAAAAATCTACCTGCTGCTGCTCCTGAAGCTGCTGGTAATCTAACATGAACTGCTGCTGTGCTAGCATCACAGACATAGTAAGAAGCGTTATTACCTTCAAGTATAATGTTAGGACTTCCTGAAGTACCACCTGATAAAGTATCTGCAAACTTAGCAAACTGTATCGCAGAAACTCCTGTAGAACTAAGAGCCGAACCGTCTGTTAGTTGTATTTGAGAACCTGTAGAGTTGTTATAAAAAAGATTTCCTCCAGTTACAAAAACACTGGCAGGAAAACTAGCAGCAGCAAGAGTTCCTGAGTTGTTTACAAAACCTGAGTATTTTTTATTTGTTGTTGCAAAGTCACTTGTCCCAGGTGAAAAATCTAAGTCTGCATCTATAGTTAATGCAGCTACTCCTAAATTTTTTCCTATAGCAGAGTGATCATGTTCATCTATTCTAGATAAGGCTGTGTTTATATCAGTAGCCCAAGTTGGTCCTAACCGTTCACCTGGGGTTGGAAGGACTAAATTCATAAAGGTTGTTGTTGATGTTTCAGCCATAGTTATTTCCTAAAATATCCACAAGTAAACATTTGATAAACTTGTCGATGCTTTAATGTTTATAAATTTTTTTCTGTCATAGTTGTCACCACTAGAATCTGTCAAAGATTCAAAGACATCACCTGCGGCAAACTTTCTTACAACTATAAAACCTAATGGTTCTCTTCCTAGCTTGTGTTCAACAAAAGTATCTGCTGTTGATAGGTCCACCTCTTTTATGTAAACTCCATCTACTATCCTAGAATCTATAATAGGGTTTACAGCTTGTTCAATACTATCTTGAAGTCTGTTAAACTCTTGATCCTGTGGTTTAAAAACTTTATTAAATCTTCTTAATGACATTAAACTGTGCTCCTGCCAAAGAAGAACTCATTATTTTCTAAATAAACATCAGATACAGTAAGAGGATGTCCTGCGTCTCTGTTGTTAGCAGCTTCCTCTATTCTTCTTTTCATAGCAGCTTTTTGTCCTAGAAGAACACTTACATCGCTTTCTTCTTTCTGCAAACACTTTATAGCTGCATCTATTACTACATATTCAGCATAGCCATTGAAATCATCATACGTAGTAGTAGAAGTAGCTGGAGTCGAACTACTAAATTGTTGTGCTGTTGGCACAAACCAAACTCTTATTTCTGTATTTGCGTCTGGAGTAGGAGTAAAAATAATATTAGATCCTACTAATCTATACCTAAGGTTGGCAACACCTAGTACGTTAGATAGACTGCCTTCCTGTCTTATGTTTCTTTCGTTAAAATTAAATGGAGATAGAGTAAAAAAGTCTGATCCATTTAACTTTGCATCCATCCCTCTTAGTTTATAAAAATCTGCACCTGCACTTGTAGACAAGGCATAGGTGTCTGTACCTGCTGTTGTTGTAAAGGTGTTACTACTAACATAGTAGTCTTGACCATAAACTTGAATTAGCAAGTCATGTAGCTCTGCTATCGAGCCATTTATGTAAGTCTGTACTTCTACATCAGAAACAAAGTTATTAGATTCCATGTCGGCTCTTTGCCGGACTCTGGTTACTAAAGAACTTTCAGTAATTGAAGCCATCATACCTCCAAAAGAAGGAGGGCGTTAGCCCCCCTAATTAGTATTCGTCTTTAACGCATTTCTTAACGAACATTTTTAGACATTTAGCAAACTCTTCCTTGTGTTCGTCTTCGTCTGAGTCACCCTTGAGTAAGTGTTCCATAGCTTTAACCATTCCATCTACTTCTTCTTTGTACTTCTCATAATGACCGTGACCATCATGATGTTTTTCCATCATTTCTTCGTTGTGCTCTTTACCTTCCTCGTATGAGCTTTTGCCATTCTTTAGCTTTTCCATAATGGCGACCATAAGACCGCCCTTATCTTTTTTAGGACCCATCATAATCATTGTTCACTCCTTAGCTAACTCCAATACCTGGAAGTGAAGAGTTTTTAACAACAATCATGAAGTGAACTGTTTCACCGTTTCCAATCTCAGCAGCAGCTCCAGAAGAGTTAAGAGCTATAAAATTAACTGTACCATCAGTAGAAACAGTAGGAGCACCTTTTAATTGAAAAGCTGCACCGCCAGCAGTTGAACCTATAGCTGTGCCTTTTTGAATATCAAAGTAAGCACCAAAAAAGTGACTGTATTTATCAGTATCACCACTTGGGACACCAAGAATTAGTGAGTAATCTCCTGCACTATTTCTAGTTATACTTTTAACACCAACACTTTTTGAAGCAGAAAGAGTAGGAGCACCGGTAGTGCCTACAGCAAACTGTCCATGAATTATTTTTATTTCTTTGTCTAAGGCTTGTAGCCTATTAAAACTTCTATTTGCCATTTTATTTCTCCTTTAATCTGAGTGTCATACAACAGGAACTTAAGTCCATCAGAGTCAAGAATCTTAGGAGCTTTACCAAGAGAGTAAAGTTTCCAAACATCCATTTGAAGCATGAAGGCAACATCTTTAGGACAGTTTTGATCAGGTATTACTTTGATAGGACCTCTAGGACCGTGAACTAAGATACCTCTAAAACCAATCTCAGGGCTTGCTTTAACGTCAACATAAGAAACTTTAGAACCTAAAGCTTTTTCTAGGTCAGCAAAGTTTGAGTAGTTCATAAAACAAACATCAGGCTTTCCACCTTCTCTAGCGACTCGTGAAGCACCACCAATAAGAGCTTCTTCGATAGGAAGTGATGAACCGTCAAATCTGATACCACCTAAACGAGTAGCATCTGAACTTCTGTTAACACCAAAAAAAGAGTCAGTAGAACCTGGAGCAGAAGAAGGAACCCAAGCATTTAGACCTTTGATCTTTGCATCGTAGTCACCTTCTTGATAGATGAAGTGGTCAGCAGTTAGAGAGGCAGAAGCAGAAAGTGTAATAACACCTGTATCTCTGTTAATACCATCAACAGTAACAGCAGTAGAAAGAGTTCCAGAAGAACCTGTTTTTGTAGCGTTAAGCTTTAATTGCATACCAACTTCAAAGTTAGTAACATCATCAATCTGCTTTAGAGTAAAGGTAGCAACGGAAGAAGTTGTTGCTAATACCTGTCCGATAGCACCTGAACCATCACCAAAACAAGCGATAGCTAGTGATCGAGTAGCAGATTCGATAGCTCCATCGATTTCAACAGTAGCAGCTTCCATGAATGCGTTTGCATTACCTTTAGAAGCTTCAATAGTTTCATTCTGGATAGAAGCTAGAGAGTAGTCAGCTTGTCTAGTAAGCAAGAATGCTTTAAGCTGAGTGTTAGTTTTGTTAGCTTGAGCATCAGAAAAAGTAGCGGATCGACCTTGAGGTATTCCGTACTTGATAGGAAGCTTGAGGTTTTCACCACCAAAGTCTTCATACTTAGCTACCATAGCGAGAAATGGATTATCTTTATAAACCATATTCTCAATTCTTTCATTTGTATAATGCTGCTTCAGAGCGGCAGCAAAAGTAGTCATATTAAGTGCCATTTTTAAACTCCTTTAAGTTTAGTAAATTAATTAATCCCATTTTAACATTTTGGCTGCAAGAGCCTTACTTTCTTCATCCGATAGCTTTCTACCTACTCTTTCATTCGCCTGAGCAGACATGGCGTTCGACAGTGTTACTTGCGACTGTCTTGGGGACTCCTCTTGCTCAAAATCGTTCTCTATACCAAACTTAGAACGAAACTTACCTAGTTTAAAGATTTTTTCAGCTTCTTCTTCTAGGTAATTTTCAACGGCTTCGGCAGCTTCTTCTATGTCTAAGATTCTACCAGTGTCGTTGTAATGCTCCTCAATAACGTCATAAATAATATCATTTGCTTCGTTTGCTTGTATTAGTTCATACCTATCTGCATTAGATTCAACAAAGTCTTCTATCTCGTTTTGAAAACCTCTTTGAATATCATCATACCGTCTTTGCTCATCACTCTTTTCTTTTTCTAAAAGTCTATTTTCTAACTCTTCAAACTTCTTTTTATAATCACCTTCTAGTTCTTCACGCATTAATCGCATTTGCATTTCTGGAGTAAGTTTTCCATCATTCAATGCTAGCTCAGTTAATTTATCATAACTAAGACCCATATCCTCTAAGGCTCTAAGTGGGTCTTTTTTCAACCTGTATTCTATCGGTAACTCTGGTTCCGGTTCAGGTTTTTTGTCAAAAGAGCCTAATCTCTCTTCTAACTCAGCTATGCGCTTGTCATATTCTGCTTCTTTTGCTCTAATTTCTTTTTCTCTTCTGCTCAAAGCAGCAAACTTACGTGAAAAATCATCACTTTTTTCAGGTTCTCTAGCTTCTTCTAATGACTGTTCAACTTCCTCAGACGCATCTAAGTCAGAATCTTGGTTCATTACAACATCATTTAGATGCTCGTGTGTGTTCTCCATTTTGGCTCCTTTAGCTTTTTGGGTGGTACCCGATCTACTGATCTACTATTGTATTCTTATTATATTTTATTCTATAACCTGTTGGTCATCTACTGGTTGTTCCTGTGGTTGTCCTTGTTCACTTAAATCTATAGCTCCAGATTCTAGTAAACCTTGCTCTTGTGGAATATTTTCAGCTACTTCTGCTGCTGCTGTAGCTGCTCCTTGTGCTGCTAATTCCTGTGTAAGTTCCTGTGGTCCTGGTACCTCTGCTCTAGCTCTCTCTAAAAGATTCTGGCAGTCTTCCATAAACTGTCTTAGAAGCTCTAGTCTATCGTCTGGAGCACCTTGGACTTTGTATAATAAATAAGCCTGTTGTGTTTTTCTTAGGCAGTTTTCAAGATTCTGATATGGTTCAGGAGGAAAGTATTCACCTTCATCCATCATTTTTTCTATAATTCTTTCTAAGTTTTTAGAATCAGCATTTAGTAAGTTCATTGTAGATTCTAAGTCTGGAAAGTCTAGTAAACTTAAGGCATCTTCTTTATCTATGAAACCAGCACCTAGTAGGTCTTGAACGTCTGCTAGTCTGGCAGCAGGAGTGTTAGATAAGGCAGAGGTAGGGAATACCTGCATCATGTACTTATCTTTATCCATGTCTACATCTTTCCAACTAATACTTTCTACAAACTTACCGTCTTTAGCTTTTACTTTAAACTCACCTTCTGCAAGGTATAAATCTCTAGCCATGTCTATCATAATCTCAGCAGCATCCATAAAAGTTTTTTCATATCGTTTAGCTACTGACATAAATCTTTCAGTCTCTAGATCGTTAAACTCTCTTAGAGCTTTACCTGAGTCTAGACCGGCAGGTTTTAGTGATTGAGCAGCTAGTTGAGAGATGCCTGATATTTCATAAGCTCTTTGATATAAACGATCTAGGTGAGAGAATAGTTCACCTGGGATACCACCAAGAGGAGCATATTGAGGAGGAGTTCCTGCATACTTAATAATCCCACCTATACGATTGTTAAGATGAGATGATACGATCTTAGAACTAGCTTCTACTAGTAACTTAGGAACACTGACAAGGTGCATTGATACTTGTATTGTTCTTAGTATTTTATTAATCTCTAATTGAATACCTTGTAGCTGTTCAGCTAAACCTTGACCAAAGAAGCCAACAGGTCTATCACCCCATCTAAAAAATACAAATGGAAAATAATCTTTATCATACTGTTCTTCAAAGAGAGTAGCACTAGAGATACAAATAGTATGTTTACCATCTTTTGCTTTTGGTCCAGACTTTAAGTGCCAAGACTCTACAACTTTTATCATGTCTTTATATGTAGACGATTGATAATCTTGAAAACTGTTATCGTCTGTGTTCGTTGCTTGATCTATCTGTAAGTCAAAACCTGGGAAGGTTTCTTTTAGAACTGACTTTTGAACATACTTAACTTGGTGAATTTGTCTTGGTTTAGCATAAAAAGATTCTACATCATCTATCTTTATCTCTTCAATCATTACTCTTTCTGTTTTTATTTCACCATCTTCGATAAAAATTTTAAGACAACCTGTGCCAAAAATACAAGCATCTTGAAATGCCATAGTAGCTTTTTCATAAAAATCAGTATGAGCGTAAATACCTTCTACAAATTTTGTAAGTTTTTTAGCTTTAGTCTGTAAACTAAAATCCCCACCGGAGGTGAGGAATGTAGCTTTTGGTTTATTTTTAGTTATCTTTGAGACTACAGTATCTACCATAGACTGCACTACGTTAAGAGTAACCCGATTAGTTACATTGTAGGAGGCTTCAACTCTGTAGTAATTTAAGGCATTTAGACCAAAGTAGTCAAAATTTCCATACAACCTAGCATACCTTAGGTTATCAGCTGATCTATATTGTTGTTTACTATCTAGACTGTTAACATAAGCAAATAGTTCTTGGTACAAGTCATTATTACTAGCTAACCACCATTTACTTCCGTTAATTCCTGAATAATTATCCATGAAATATCCTAAGTATTAGAAGACCAAAACATTAGTTCATCGTCTTCCTGTTTTTGTATTTGTTCATTTTCATGTTTAGATTCGTCTAAGTGCTTTTGTAGTTCCTCTACGTTAGCTAAACCCTCTACTAATCCTATGTCAGAAAGTTCGAACTCTAGCTCTTTTGACCTAAACGATTTTACTTTATTATTTTTACACCATATAATAAAGGACTTCACGTCATCAAGTTCATTTAACATGTCCTCTCCTATTGTTCATCCATTATATTATCTAATTCTTCCATATCCTGCTCATATAACTTCTCTAATTCAAAGGCATATGGATCTTTCTTACGTTCTTCACATTCTCTAGCTTCTCTCATTTCTAGCTCTCTCATGTAGGCATCTGATCCTTCTGTTGGCTGGGCTTTTGGCTTTTCAGATAGATAATGACGGCATTCCCTCCAAGCATACAATACAGCATCACAGATGTCAGAGTGATAAGTGTCTGAAATCTTTGGTCTTTCTGGATTACGAATTTTCGAATCCTTGTCCCACTGTACCAACATGCAATCCTCTTCAAATAGAGAACTCTTGAAGGCTTTAAATTTTTCAGTTCGTAAGTCATCGTTTAATAGCTCTATAAACTCTACCTTTCGGGTCTTGTCAGCAGCCTCGATATTAAGACCATGCCTCATTCGAAGCTCCTCTTGAATCTTTTTACCTAAGGCTCCTGCGTCCATGACCATCCTGATAGGATTATATA